ATGATGATTTCAACTGAGAGCCTGAACGCTCTTCATCAATCCGTCACAATGAGTAGCCGTGAAATCGCTGAGATGACCGGTAATACCCATGGCGAAGTGAAACGTCTGATCAAAAGTCTGGAAACCGCGCAGCGGCTGTCGCAGCCTCTGACGGCGTGGGATTACGAAGCCGACGGAACGGTGCGCCAGGAGTATCGCCTTAACAAGCGCGACTCGGTGCTGGCTGTCGCCCGCCTCTCACCAGCCTTTACGGCGGAAGCGCTCGATCGCTGGCAGGAGCGCGAAAAAGTGGCGCACCTGCCCGATTTTACCAACCCCGCCGAAGCGGCGCGCGCCTGGGCTGAGCAGTTCGAGCAGCGCCAGAAGGCAGAGCAGCAGCTGGCGCTTTTCGCCCCAAGGCGGAATTCTTCGACCGTTACGTCACGGTTGAAGAGGAATCGATGGGTTTCCGTCAGGTGTGCAAAATGCTGAAGGTGAAAGAGCCTGAGTTCCGTCAGTTCCTGCTGGAGCGTAATATTATGTACCGTATGAGCGGCACCCTGACGCCGCATCAGCAGCATCTGAACGCTGGCCGTTTTACCCTGCGCTCCGGGGTAGGCGAAAACCAGCATGCCTTTTCACAAGCGCGCTTTACGCCGAAAGGTGTGAAATGGGTCGCCAGCCTATGGGCCGGCCATATCGCCTCACAGCCGAAAGGCGCTGCGGCCTGATACTCAGCAGGAAGGAATAATGAAAGGATGTCACAGCGAGAAAAAAGCCGGTCAGCGACCGGCTTTTTTATTGCCCACGATCCGCCTTTTGCCGATGCGCGGGCGGACGGGGTGGCGCGACAGAACGCGCCGCCCGTATGCAGGGCCATTTCAGGCAGCGGCCTGACTGCTAACCCTCTGCCGCCTGCTTGTGAAGCAAATAGCGGAATGATAACTTGCTAAATAATATGAATTTTTATCCTTCCCCAAAACCCCTCCAAAATTTCCCTCCAAAATGAATTTTAAAATCTGAAAAGATTGAACTGTTATTGGCTTGCTCAAATCGCCAGAGTTTGCCAGCCCGAACCACGCTCATCATTATAACGATCGGTCATTGCCATAGATTTATGGCCCAAAAGAAGTTGAGTGTCGATCCCTTGGGCACGATAGAGCCTTTCCGATAAAGAACGCTGTTCATGAAATGACGGTGGTGTTTTGTCTTTTGCTACTTTTATGCCTGCTATGTCGCGGGATTCAGAAAAGTAGCGAGACAATGAGTTTTCATCTAAAGGATCACCGGCTTTAGCTGCACCGTGTGGACGGCTATGGTGAATCATGTAAGGGCTTAAAACTCTGTCACGACAGATTGCAACCACATCTGATAAGGTCATTTCTAACGCATCACAACGAAGCGTAAGGGGGAGAGCTATCCGTGACCCTGTCTTTAATTGCTCAATGTGAAGGTAGCCGTCCCAGATATCTGTAAATTTCATTTTAGCTATGTCAGAACGGCGCTGCCCAGTAACCAGAGCCAGAAGCATTGAGTTAGAAGCTGCTGGTGGCCATTTCTCTTTCGCTGCTTCATAAATTTTTTGCCAGTCGCTGAAAGAAAGACGGGAGCGCTTAACTTTGTTATGGGCCTTTTTGGTTGCTAAAGCTGGGTTAAAGCCTTGGTCAACTTCACCTGCATGCTGCGCTTCTTTAAAAAGGTCAATCCAGACACCGCGCAAGAGTTGCGACATGCGTGATTTCCCGCTGTCCTTATATTCATCAAGGACCATAGCAATAGACTTTGTATCTATATCCTTTAAGCGAGCATCGGGAAAACGCCGTTCCAGAATCCTGGCGTACTGTGCGCGGGTTTTCATGGTCGACAGCGCAATTTCCTTAGCCTTAAAACGTTCCTCACAAATTTTTATGTATTTACTGATCCATTCGAAAAGCCGGGTGCCCGGATCGGTTTTCGACTCCTTCCTTATAGCCATATCAACCAGCATGGAAATCTGGCTGGTCTGTTGCTGGCTGATTAGCCTGTTGGCTTCAACCGCAGCCTCCTTAGCTGCGGTTTCATCTGTTCCAAAACCGATAAACTGGTTCGTTAAAGGATGGCGATATTGCCAATAAACCTTACTGGTCCGCTTATCAAGCTTGCAGTAAAGGTTAGGGATCGAGACATTATGTTTTCTGGGGCGTGCCGCCATTAAGAGCTTTCTCCAATAAGGCGCGAGCAGGGCGCGATAGATTTGCTGAAATATCAGGCTTTGCCTGGACCCCAATGAATTTAGCGTGTTCATCTACGACCCAACATCTACCTTGTTTTATCGGTTGTGGGTAGATTTATCCCGTCTTTGCGTAAGTGTTAAGCGTGACGGATTTAGGCGGATACCTGAATCCATTGGGACCAGTGGCCCATTCTTTTATCGGTATTAACTGCCCCATACATTCTCCACACATTAACCTGCTGCAACAGGTATGCTTCTTTAATTGTGACATGTCACAACGTTAAAATTAGTTCCTTATGTCCGCTAGTGACCCAGCACTGCGAATCACCCTGGCACGGACAGGCGTTGACCGGCAGCCGATCGCCACACTTGCCGCACTGGCGCTTACGGATGGAACGAATACGGCTACGCCTCGCGCATTGTCTTGGCGAATTAATAGGGCGATATACTCGTTCAGTTCATAGGGTTCACGACCCGGACGCCGGGCGGCGCAATTCTGCGCCACTATTTCCACTTCCTGAGCATCAAGTGCCAGTTGCAGTGTCTTAACGCCCGCAGCGGCCTGCCGGGCACGTTGTGCAGCTTTACGCTCGGCAGGGGATTTAGGCATCAATCCACCCCGGCGCGACTTTGAGCATAGAACGATATGTCAGGGTATTGGCGCACTCACGACCCGCGGCGATCATTTCCTGTGTTGGCTCGATCGGCACCAACTGCCAGCCCTTCGGCACCACCGGTGCTGGCGGCGCGGCGCGGTCGAACGGCTCAATAATTTCGGCTGTTTCCGTGTCGGTTATTTCTCTCAGGTGCGCTAGACCCTCGGCATCTACTTCTTCCCATGCCGTTCTCATGCCGTTGTATAGATTACGCTCCCGTTAAAAGTATCGCGGCTCCTGCTGTGCCAGCTCCTGCAGTTCATCGCCACGCACCAGCGCCACATCGAGGCGGGTCGCCAGCTCAGCGATCATCTTCGCAAGCTCGATCAACGGTGTATCCATGCCCATAGCCTTGGCAAACTGGTGCCCTGCGGCAACCAACTCTTTATTTGATAATTCGGTTTTCATGCTGGTGGCCTCAGTGAATGGTTACTTTGCTGTTAAGGTCTTCAGCGATGCGCTGAGCTGTTAACAGATTGGTGACCACATTACCTTTTGGGGTAACCCAGCCACCTAAAATAAAGCTGTAGGGCAGGGTGATTATCCCTACGGTGATATGGTCATTAGGCTTTTGCATTTATCTCCCCACACATGATTTTTGGTTGCATGAATCCCTTGCCAGTGATGGCAATAAAAAAGAAAGGGATTCAGTTTTTGGCTGGTAAGCTACTGCAATAGCCCACAGCCCCGATTACTCCACATACTTACAAAAGGGAAAGCATTGTCAGAACGCTTCAGGTGCTATACCCACCATCGGCTGATGCTCTTTCTGTTGTCTGCCACACTCTCGCAGTGGCTGCGCTCATGCCCTTGAGTCGTATGCCGCCCTGTGGCCACCCATAACCAGTTCAGGATTGGCGTTCCTGATGCTTCCCCGGCGCTACTTCTATTCATTAACCCTAACCAGATGCGAAGCTGACTCACGACGTGAGACTCGGACGCAGGTCATTACTCCGCGATTGCTGCCTTTCGGCTGCTGCGGTCTAACCACGTTAGTACTTCATGGCAAAAGATTCCTGGACAGCATCAAGCTTGCTTCGATATGCTAAATCTAAGATAACTTAGGTTTATGATCAAGAGATAAGCCTAAATAAATTTAGGCTTGAGTGATGGGTCGCTTAGCGGCGTATTAGTCGGCGGTGTTCAACAAGAACGCCAATGATATTGAATTTTTCTGTAGCAGAGCTACGAATAGCAAAATCTTCGTTTAGCGGTACGAGTTCAAAGATTTCTTTACCATCTTCGGTAATTCCTCTTGCCCGATACTTTTTGAAAGTTGCTTCGTCTTCGCCGTTCTTGGCAACTACATAATCTCCAGGTTGCGGTCTCAACTCAGGATCTACAAGGATTAAATCTCCTTCAACAAACTCTGGCTCCATAGATTTACCTTTAATCTTCAGAGCAAAGGTGCCTTGAGAGAAGTCACCGGTGGTCAACACGTAATCGATATTCCCTTCTAAATTGCGTGCATCACATTCAGCACTCCATACGCCAGCCTGTACGTAGCTGATTATGGGTACTTTTAATGCTCCAGGTGATGCAGGCGCTACGTTTGCTTCATCCTCTTTACCGTACAATAGATGGCTTTCGCTTACACCTAAAAATGCCGCCAGCTTTGATAGAGATTTGCCGCCCGGAGTGTTTAAGTCTCTTTCCCAATACCCAACTGTTACATCTGAAACGCCGACTGCCTTGCCAAGCTGCCCTTGGGTCAGCTTCCTTTCCGTTCGTAACGCTCGCAAGCGTTTTCCTAGAGAGCTCACAATGTATCCCCTGAATAAAAAATAGCTAAGTAATCTTAGTTTTTATTGACCAAAGTTAAATTAGAAAATATCATCTAAGAAATATTAGGATGGTATGTATGACAACCACAGACTTAGAGAAGTATTTCGGCACCCCAAACAAAGCAGCAGCTTTTTTTAATGTGTCACCAGAAGCGTTTTATCAGTGGCGTAAGCGCCCGAACGGGATAATCCCCAAAGGCCGGGCAACAGAGGCAGCTTTGCGTACTAACGGGAAACTTATATTCGAACCGTCCCTGTACGGAAAGACTACCCCAACTGCAGAAGCAGCGTAAATACCAAAGGAAAACCGAGATGGTAGGCATAAAAGAGACAGTAAAGGCGATGTGCAAATCCGACCCTGGTGGTCGTTCGGCAATGGCAGGCGCGCTGGTGATGACTGCAACGCAATTCAACAACAATCTGTATGAGAAAAATGGCTGCCGGTTCTTTGAACATCACGAGCTGGAAGCGATGGAAGATCTGCCGGGTACCAGCCTGCTGGGCGACTACTTTGCCCGCCGACGTGGGGCGCTGTTGGTAGATGTCCCGAAGTTTGAGGACATGGACAGAGAGGAACGATTTAGTAAAAAAATGCGCACGGCAGCGATGCGCGGTTACGTTGACCAGATCATCGGACAGGCTTTGGAAGATGGCGCGATAGATGAAATGGAAGCGCAAGAAATCGAAAATTTCCACCACAAGCATCTGGCTGCTCGGGAAGAAGTTCGGGCAATTCTGGCTCTTTTTCGCAAGAAAAAATCACTAAAAAAGTGATACCCGGGGGTTGCAGCCCCGGGTGTCGTTCGCGACCAAATCGTGTGTGGAGAAATTAATCGCATGAGCATTTTAACCAGAAAAGCAGGTGTGCCGCAATTACGCTGCCGGGCAATGTCAGGCGGAAAAACTGCTTCCCCATTTCGGTATGAGGTCAATGTAATGGGTCGCTGGATTGCCAGCAACTACCAGTTTGCCGCTTGGGTTGTAGATAGTGGCCGTTCACTGGTACGTGAGAGTAAGGTTTAGTCGCTATGGATAACGAAATTATTAAACCTTGGGTTGAGCGTTTTCTGGATCAGCATGGTGTGGTCGTTGAGACGATTGGCGTTGACATCGTTAATCATCGCGTCATTTACCAGCGGCCTGGCTACGAGCATGATTGCATCTGCCCGCGCCGTGACTGGCAAAAAAATTTCAGGAAGGTAGAGCCATGAGTTTGTTACTTAAGGTTAAACCATTAGTGATTAGCCCTGAGCTAGCGAGCCGCATCGGCCTTAATGAAGCGATCGTGCTTCAGCAAATTTGCTACTGGCTGGAAGACACTACCTCTGGCGTAGAGCATGACGGCCGCCGTTGGGTTTATAACACCATCGAGGAATGGACACAGCAATTCCCTTTTTGGTCTGAAAAGACAGTGAAAAGAGCATTAACCTCACTGAAAAATCTTGAACTTATCTATGTTGAGCAGCTTAAAAAGACTCAGCATGACCGCACAAATTATTATGCGATCAATCACAGAAGCCCTCTGTTATCCGATGGGGACAAATTGACCCCATCGAGAAGGTCAAATTGCCCCGATCGAAAAGGTCAAATCGTCCCAATGGAGAGGGCCAATCTGGGCTCATCCAACGGGTCAACTTGTCCCGATCTTACAGAGAATACAACAGAGATTACTACAGAGATTACAAAAGACACTTCTTGTCCGGTTGCTGTGCAACCCGACCCTAATGAAGTTATTAATTCTCTGGCTAAACAGGTTCTGTTGCATCTCAACCAGGTGACCGGGGCAAAATTCCAGATGAGCGATTCGTCTCTGGCAAATGTTCGCGCCCGCCTGGCTGATGGTCATACAGTCTCCGAACTGCAGCTGGTGGTCGATTACAAGCATGAGCACTGGCATGACACCGAACAGGATCAATACCTGCGCCCTAAAACGCTGTTCACACCGTCTAACTTCCCCGGCTATCTGAAGTCAGCCACAAAATGGGAGCGAAACGGCCGACCCGATCGCAGCCAGTGGAACACGTTCAAATCGGGTCAACAGCGCGATATCAACATTATTTCTCAGACAGACAACCAAATCCCCGACGGTTTCCGTGGCGCTTAACAGGAGAAGCATGATGAACGACAAAGCACTGATTCTTACTTACCTCCTGGCGTATCCGGGGATAACGTCCGCTCAACTGACCAGGGCTACGGGTATTCGCCGTCCTGACGTAAACGGGATACTTAGCGCGCTTACTCTCATCGGTGATGCGTACCGTGACGCTAAAGGGCGCTACTTCGTGTCAGAGCAGGCTTCAGAAGGGGACCAGAGGTTTTCAGAGTTGAGTGATAAAGCTTGTCGGCTTGAAGAAAAGGGCTGGTGGAATCGCGCCGCTGAGGTCTGGCTGTGTGCGATGGATTCAACCCGCAAAGAAACCTTACGTCAGAAAGCCATTCTGCGGCGCAAACACTGCATCAGTACAGGTGCCGTTCGCTGCGGAAGCTATGGCGGGATAAGCAGCGCCATCGTTCGCGATGCGAGCCTGGAGGATGTGTTCCGGTGAAACGCAAGGTACCAGGCCACTACGAACAAAACGTTGTTTTTTACCAAAGCATTCGCACCGCGGCACTGATGATTACCGCACTGGTTATTTTCCTGACATGGGAGCTGGCAACTGTATGAGCACGCTATCACTCGTTTACAAAGACAAAGAAAAAAACTCTACTGAAATAACTACCCGCAAAACCTATTTACTGGGCGTTGATGAACTGTACGTTGAACCGGGCTACAACGTCCGTGAGATTGACCAGACGCACGCAGAAGAATTCCGCGATGCGTTTATTGCCGGTGAGCATGTTCCTCCGCTGGCCGTTCAGGTCACAGAGAAGGGCATTAAGGTTATCGACGGCCATCACCGCTACTTCGGCGCGAAAATGGCACAGGAAGCGGGTTATGAGCTGCGCCTGGAATGCAAAGACTTCGTAGGCAGTGAAGCCGATCGCATCGCCTTCATGGTTACCAGCAGCCAGGGGCGTGCATTACAGCCTCTGGAGCGTGCCGCCGCATATCAGCGCCTGATTAATCAGGGGTGGGAACCGGCAGAAATCGCGAAGAAGGTTAAGCGTTCGGTTACGGACGTAGAGCAGCATCTGCAGCTGCTGACCTGCGGTGACGGCCTGATCGAGATGGTGAAAGCTGGTGAGGTAGCCGCAACGACCGCCGTCGCCCTGCAGCGTGAACATGGCGCTAAAGCCTCATCCGTTGCTCAGGAGCAGATGGAAAAGGTCAAAGCGGCTGGCAAGAAGAAGCTGACCCGCGCCGCAGCTATGCCGCAGTTCAGCGTAACCAAAGCCCGCCGTCTGGTGGAGCTGATGGCCAGCTTTTATTTTACCGATGATGGCGTTATTGCTGACGACACACTGTACCTGGAGGCGATGGGTATTCTGGAAGAGTATCGTGACGTGCATGGGTGCCCACAGCCCAAAGCAGAACTTGGGCCAGCCCAGGAAGAAACAACAGGCGAAACAGCGTTGCCACTTACCCGGGATGACATTATCAACCAGAGCGGCGTAGAGGTCTGGGCATGTGCATCGGCTATGTTCGGCAGCAAGCCTGAATTTACGTTCAACGAGTCAAAGTTTGCGCATACATGGGCTGCTGACTCAGTCGAACGTCCTGAAATTGTTGTGGTACCCACTGAAACGATCGCCAAAGCCGTGAAGCTGATTAAAACCAGGCAGGATGACGAAGCGCTGAAGGCGTGGATTACAACGCAGTATGGTGATTCAGATGAAAACGCTGAACGGTTCATGCGCTTTGTCTCGGTGGCTATCGAAACTCACCTGGACAACGGCCTCTCAATGAATGAATTCATCCAGCTGCTGGAAAAAACTGACCGAAATTGCTGGTCGAACATCAGAATGCTGAGAGAAGCTATTCGCGAACAGTTTGAGCAAAGCGTCAGCCAGAGCGCAGGAGAAACAGCATGAAGCTAATCCTGCCTTTCCCGCCAAGCGTAAACGGCTACTGGCGGGCAACAAATAAGGGAATGAAAATCAGCGCCTCCGGGCGCTGTTTCCGCGCCAATGCCATCGCCGCCGTATACGAGCAGCTCAGTTGTCGTCCTAAGCCATTAACCTGTCCTTTAGACGTTAGTATCGTATTATATCCGCCTGACCGCCGTAAGCGCGATTTGGACAACTTCCAGAAAGCGCTTTTTGACAGCCTGACCTACGCCGGGGTCTGGAAAGACGATAGCCAGATCATGAGATTTTCAGTTGAGTAGGGAGAGGTTAAACGCAATGGTAGAGTGGATATATTGATAAATAATTTTAATGTGATAAAAGATTTAACACCAATAATAGCATTAAGGACAGGAAAAAATGTGGGGAATTACTGCTAAGCATGTTACTTGTGTATCAGAGGTTTTGGCAGCTTCAGCGATTCTGGCTTCGGCTGTAACCTTTGTTGCAGATAAATGGCATTACAGTAAGCAGGTTTATGTTAGCGCATCAGTGGTAACTAGTAGCCCACGTAATTTATCACTTTTAGTGTCTAATGATGGGCAAATTGATGTTGCAATAAAACAAGTTACTATTGAGGTTCCTGGTTACGGTTTCACTAACCCAGTCAACCTTGCAATTGGCGGGGAACTGCTTCAATGAAATACTTCTAAGCTGCTTAAATCCGTTCCGTCCTCTTTAAATAGCTCTGTAATAGCAGATGCAGAAGATAAAAACTCCAAACTTTCCTCGATAGAAAAAACGGACTGCAACGTTAAAATAAGGTATGTATCCGCTAATGATGAACAGTCAGGCGTAATCCCTCTAAAGTTAAAATGCTATGCGGCGTCAATTGTTGATCCAGAGGAATTAAAGAAAATCATTGGTTCGCTTGATAATTAAACAAGAAAAACCTGATTTCACTGCAGTGATTAAGGCTTAACCTTATGATCTTACTAGGGATAGGGGTTGTAAGGTTTTATATAATTGCTTTAGCGTGACAGGTCACAGTGAATGAAAAAAACGTATTAATTTTTTCGATAGGAAAAAAATGTAGCTGAAACATCTTCGCTGATACAGGGCCAATGAAATTCGTTATATTAACTATGCGCGTTGTTCTTGCAGGAGCAGCGCGCAAAGGTCGGTCTCGTTTGTTTGCAGACAAAGGGGCGGGGCCGGATAAAACTACGTGTGGAGAAACCAATGAATCAGCTATTCGTAATTGATGGCATTTCTGTTCGCCGCGATATCGACGGACGTTACTGCCTTAATGATTTGCATCGGGCGGCCATTACCAGTGGCGCGAACGAGCGCACCAAAGAGCCAGGAAAGTTCCTTTCCAGTCAGCAGACATCAGAACTTGTTGAAGAATTAGCCGTTACCCAAAATTTGGGTATCGCCCCTGTCAATGCCATACGCGGTGGCAGCGGGCAGGGTACCTATGTCTGTAAGGAACTGGTTTACTCCTACGCGATGTGGGTAAGCCCGAAATTTCACCTTAAAGTGATCCGTACGTTTGATGCTGTAGTGAGCCAGGGGCAAATCCCGGCGAGCGTTTCAGCTGATAAGGTGCAGGCTGGCGTTATCCTTCTTGAATCCGCAGCAAAGATGCTCAACCTTTCAAATTCGTCAAAGCTGGGTGCCTACCAGAAATTACAGCATGCAGCTGGCCTGCCTGATCTGATGCCTCATTATGCTGTTGACGCACCAGCTGGCGCGACAGACGGCTCAAGCCGCCCGACACAATCACTCAGTGCTCTTCTGAAGGCTAACGGCGTTCGGATGTCAGCGAGCCAGGCATATCATCAACTGGTGAAGCTTGGCATTGCAGAACAGAAAACCCGCCGAAGCAATTCAGGGCTTAATGGCATCAAAAACTTTTGGTCGCTCACAGCCAAAGGCCGCCTGTACGGGAAAAATATCACCAGCCCGGTAAACCCGCGCGAAACGCAGCCGCATTTCTTTGAATCGAAGTTTGCAGAACTCCTGCGTCTTCTTGATACCGTCAACTGAGGGTCGCATGAGAGCATTATTAACGCCCGATGTGGCACCTAAGACAGGCATTGTTATTCTGAAGCCGGGCGCGGAGCTGCTCCCCATGTTCCGTACGCGCGTTCTCATCATGACGCCACCGCATTCCATGGAGGACCTGCCATCAGGCCGCCTGGCTGATGGAGGCCAGCCGTTGCTGGATGAAAAGCCGCTCATTAATTTTTTTACCGCTGAGCGCGTTATCAGAGCTGCTGGTGGCAGGCGCGCTCTGGAGGATTGGGTGGCGACGCTGAACACATGCCAGTGGCAGGCTGGCGGGGATTACCATCCCCACCATCAAACCACGCTGCGCACCGAAAGCGGTGCGGTCTGCCTTTGCTACAGTCACGACAACCAGTTCAGGGATATCGCTGTTCCTGAGCGGCTGGAAGAGACCGCAAAGCTCAACGTAGCCGCCTGGGTGATCCGCACAGCGTGCCATGATATGGGGCTGGGGGAAGAGCACCCGTTGACGTGGCCTGAATTATGCTGGTGGGCATCACTGAAGGAAGCTATTGACCTCATCCCTGATATGGCAGCGCGGCGCGTGCTGCGGTTACCGGTCGAAAAGGCATCTACGGGACCTAAAAAAGAGGCGTTTATTATTCCTGAGCCTGACGCTGTTGGCATGCTCAGGAACGCCAGCGTTGAGGTAAAGCGCATCCTCGCCTTGAATGTCGACCCGGAGTCGCCGGAATCGTTCATGCTGAGGCCAAGGCGTCGGCGCTGGGAAAACGAGTCATATACCCGGTGGGTTAAAGCACAGAACTGCGCCTGTTGCGGTATGCCCGCAGACGATCCGCATCACATCATCGGGCATGGGCAGGGAGGTATGGGAACAAAGGCGCATGATTTATTCGTGATTCCGCTTTGCAGGGCGCATCACGATGAATTGCATGCGGACATGCAGGCGTTTGAAGAGCAGTACGGCAGCCAGTTAGCGCTGCTTTTCAGGTTTATGGATCACGCGATTGCAGTCGGCGTGACTGGAACAGGCAAGAAATAAAAATGTGTGGAGACAGGTGAGCATGAAAATCGAATCATCACTTAAATATTTCAGCCCAAAGACGATGAACATCAGTGATACATCACGGGCAACAGCGTTTGACGGTCACAGTGGGACGGATTTAATGGCTGCTATTGGCATGTGTCAGTCAAAGGCTCCATTCGGCGTAGCTGCTCTTCTGGCTAAATCTGGCATCAGCCCCGAGGATAAACAAAAAGCAGTACAGCACCTTATGCGTTATGCCCGCGACAATGCCCCAAAGCTGGTTGTGAAAGCTGCTGGCCCCAAATTACCCGCATGCCTTGCCGTGCTGTCTAAGATGGCGCTTGAGGAATATGCACGCTCGGCAGCCAGTAGCGAGGTATGCCCGGACTGCAACGGACGCGGCCTGATTAACGGATTAGAGCATGTCATGGTTCACCCAGGATGCGGCTCACCGGAAAGCCCCGGATATGTTCCCCCAAAATACCGCCTCGACAGTACAGAAAAAACCTGCGTGACATGTCACGGCAAAGGAACAATCTCAGCCCGCTGTCGTTGTAACGGTAGTGGTCGCGCGCGGGATATTGAGGCATCAAAGGCACAGGGCTGCATTGTTGAGAAAAAATGCGAGCGGTGTGAAGGGAGAGGATTTAAACGTATGCCGGGAAGTAAAGCATACCGCGCCGTTAAGGCTATTTTGCCAGACTTTCAGGAAAGAACATGGAACCGGAACTGGCGACCGTTCTTCGAAAAGCTGGTGGCAAAACTCGACATAGAAGAAAGCTATGCTGACGCACAGTTTCAAAAAATCACAAGATAGCCATTTTCGACCATTATCACAGCACTTTATAAACAAAATTCTTGATTTTGTCCGAAAATGACTTATAGTTATCCCATCGTGGGGTTTTTATAACCTTCAGCCACAAACATCAAAACAGAACCTCGCCAAGCGGCGGGGTTTTTTTATTTCAACACAACGTAAAAGACACTGGTGTGTAACGGGCCCACACTCCGCTTACACGGGCACTGCTGCTAACAGTTCTCAGTGTCTTTCACGTTGTGGTGAATCAAGCCCGGCATAAGAAATGCGCAGGGTAACTGTCAGGGTGGGGACAGGAGGGAAACGCCATCACTGCCGTCTGAAAGAATGGCCACCACAACACATAAAAATCCCTGCAGTTGACGAGCCGGGCAGTTACTGCTTTTGCGTCAGGGATGTTTTTAAAGAGGTCAGCCACAGATCTGGCCTTTTCTTTTTGCTCCCTTCCAGTCCTTATTCCTATTCCCTTTTGCTGTGTGGGAAGGGGGCGCTTTTATTCAGACTACAGACAGCACCGACCGTAATCACGGAGGTGGCAATGAGCATCAATCATATGAGCAAACTGGCATCAGGCGCAGCTTACGGCGCATCTGCTGGGGCAGTAGCCAACGGCCTGTTGACCCGGCTCAGTCCTGACGAATGGAGCGCCGTCGGCGTTATCGCGGGCATTATCGTGGCGTTATTCACATTCGCTATTAACTGGTATTACAAACGAAAGCACACATTGGCGCAGATTCAGGCTCTCCAGCGCTGGCCCACACAGCAGCAACTGAATGAGGATTAGCACATGGCTATGTCAAACAGCCTGCGCAATAAGTTGCTGGCAGCGGCTGGCGGCGGGGCGATGTTGATTACTCCGTTTTCCTGGGTAGTAAGGATGGCGTGGAAGGGCGAGTGTACGACCCCTATAAAGACGTTGCTCGTGTTTGGATAGTTTGTGACGGCATTACCGGCGCCGGTGTCGTGCAGGGTAAAACCTACAACGATAAAGAATGCGACCGGCTGCTGTGGAATCGGGTTAGCAAGGTTAAAACTCAGGTAGATCCTCTGGTAAAGGTGCCGCTGGGTGAATACCAGCGAGCCGCCATCTACAGCTTTACCTATAGCGTTCTCTAAATCAACGCTTCTGAAAAAGCTTAACGCAAGTAATGTTAACGGTGTCTGCGAAGAGTTACGCCGCTGGGTTTACGCGGATGGCATGAAGTGGCGTGGGTTGATGAACCGCCGCGATATGGAGCGTTCATTATGCCTGGCGGAGAGTGCTGATGATCTGGCTGGCAAATAACTGGCGTTCCCTGTTGTGGTTCCTGCTTGCTGCCTGTATGGTGATTTTTGGCTCGATCGCTCATCACTATCACACAAAATATACCACCGCCGCCAGCCTGGCTGAACAGCGGCAGGAAACCATTAACGATTTGCAGCGCGGGCAATAAAATGTTGCAGCCCTCGACCAGAAGTACACGAAGGAATTAGCGGATGCGAAAAAAACCATTAGCGATCTGCATCGGGATGTCGACTCTGGCCGCCGTCGGTTACAGCTCAACGCCATCTGTAAGAAGCAACCCACCTCCGCCCCCGGCATGGATGATGCAGCCAGCTCCGGACTTACTGACGCCGCTGAGCGGGATTATTTCACTCTCAGAAGCCGAATTTGAATCGTTACCAAACAACTAACAGGGCTGCAAGCCTTCGTGCGTTAGCAGTGCTTTAAATAGACTTAAATAAAAGGCTGATAAACTATCTTCTTTGCTTTCCCATATTAAATATATTACCCACCGGTTTTATCAGTGACCTTTTATATACGATTTTACTGTTCAATCCTTGGATTGACTCAACTGTAGTTCCAACTTGATAAGGAATGCTATATGACTTCAGAAAGTACACAGGCAGTCGTAACAGGCCCTTCAAATGCTGGTTACAGCGTTGCTGAGACCATTGAAGAAATTAATGCAATGACACCTGAGCATGGCGCCATTGTATCCTTTAATGGTGGCTTTTTTAAATATGATCCTGCTGATGATAACACCCCCGACGATGGTGTAATCACCTTAGTTACAAAAAATGGAAGCCGACTGAAGCGCCAGTTTGACGGCGATGTACAGGCTTCATGGTTTGGGGTAATTGCAGATGGCAAGACAGATTGCCGTAAAAAGCTGATTGAAGCTTGGCAGTATGGCCTTTCAACAGGAAGAACCATTAAAATGCCTGTTGGGAAGGTAAATATTGGCAGTGGATTTGAAGAGTCCCGAGAGGTCGGAACGGCTGATACTGGAACAGCTCGAATTTTATTGGTAGCAAAACCAGAAGACCCCGGTTGTGTCATTGATGCTTATGGCTGCGTTCTGGTGCCAGAGGACAGAGCGCCAAAATATGACAGTCTAGACCCAGCCTTTGTAACCATTACTCCTAATCCTGAGTTGGCTACTAACGGTGTTTATCCTACAGGCACGGTGTTTAGCTTTATTGTTGCTGATCAGACAATCAAATATACAACCAAAGCGGGCGATCAAGGTACGCAGGTTGTTAAAAAATTGGTTGCTTTGTTTAATAGTAAACTTGCCCCATCATTATGGGTGGCAGCAGAAACATCAGTGAAATCTGAACAGGGTGATTCCCTGCCGGCACTAAAATATGGTCGTACTAAGGAAACAAATGATTTTCCGTCCCAGGGCTCACTGACCAACGTTACCAGAGCGGCAAATAACGGCTGGTATAACGAGATGAGACACTTCCTGTTCTTTGGCTCAGGTTCAGGTACAGTGGAAAAATTTAAAGACAATGACACTTCTGAAGGTGTATTTGGCCCGACTGACACCAATTGTCCATTTCCACCGTTTACCATTAAAGGGTTGGAATTTGATTACAGTAAGCAGTCATATCAGGGCGGGACGGCAGCAAATCCAGGTGTTAACCATGCAAAGCCCTGGGGAAATGGCGCGCGTCTTATGGATGTTCAATACGCTGTCTATTTCCAGCTTGTTGACTGCAAATTCAAAAATAACTACGGCAATGGCATCCGCCTGCTAAAATGCTATCGCCCACGTATTCAGGGCTGTCTTGGTGAAAATATTAGTGCTAACCAGGTCGTTGCTCCAGCTACAGAGGCCGAAGACGCGGATCATACCGGCGGCTTTATTTTTGCCAGTTCATGCTATGGAATGGTTGTTGATGGTACAACCGTACGTAATACTCGACGTTTTGAAGCCGATTATACGACGTCCAAGGGAATCCAGACCAAAGGTGGTATTTGTGGTTATATTGGCATCTGGAATGAGTATCCCATTGACCATGAGACAGAGTGGTCTAATGGTAGCCTTGCCTTCCAAAAATATGTCCCACAGATCCTATTTAATCTCCATAAAAAAAATGAATCAATTTTAAGCACCGATCATATTGCTTCTGGCAATGCCATCATGAATTGCCAGGTAGAAGGATATACCCTGGGTATTAAGGCCGAAAATAAAGTTGAAGTGACGCTTTATAACGTTCAAGCGCGTGATTGTTATATACCTTTCCAATCATCTAATAGTCGTATGCGTCTTCATGGCTGTACAGGCTCTTTTGGCATCTGCGATCCAGCTGCCGGGCAGATGCGTAACCCTCAGCTTGGTTTTGCATCCATTACGGCTATCCTGAGCGCAAAAGATTTCGATCCAAGGCCCGAATACATTGAAGCTGAACAATTGGGATACAGTGGCGCATCCACAGACAAAGCAGGTCTGACAGCTCATGGATGTACTTTTACTGCAAAAGGTGGAGCACTAATTTCGGCTGCGATTACAGGCGTAACAATTGATTCATGTGTGCTTGTAACAGATGGTACAGCAGATATCCTTAACCGCGTCGCACCAAACCGCAAGTGCGCTGGCTTGAGTTTTACCAACAATACGATCCTTGTAACGAAAAACAGTGAATCTGCGGGCATGATTATTCGTGGTCAGGATTCAGCTCGTATCTGTAACAACACTTTCCTTAACCTGAATAAAGAAAAGGTTTTTGCGATTGTATTTGGTGATAACCAGGTCAGCGGGAGTGGCTCGAGCGTTGTTGCTATTGACGGCCGTGGGTATTTTCTTTTTTCAGGTAACCGCCTATATGGTGCTGTTTCGCTGAGTTCGAAAAATACCTATGCCTTAGTTCATTCTCGTGATAACACATTTCATGCTTGGCCTAAAAATCAGGCTGGCACTTATCCTGATACGAGTAAACTAAATCCTCTATATTTTTCTACCGGTGTATCTACATCAAATGTTCGCGGCATTGTCAGTGATGGCGATACTATCCTTGTTAAAGCCGATTTTACCGCGCCCGTGATTAATGACGTTGGTAATAATACCCAGCTTCGTAATCTCACCATTCGTTTTGTGGAATACGAAACCGATGAAAAACCGCTTACAACTGGGCTGATGACTTCACTGATTCAGACATGGGGTAATGGGGAAATAACTTTGGATAACGTGCAGGTTATTGGCAATGACGTGCGGAAGATTCCGCTTATACAGGGCGGTACTACGAATACAAAAGCCTGGGGCCTGACTTTCCGCAACGTCCGTGATGACAGTGAAGATGCACCGTTAATTCTCTCCGGTTCTACGGTGGAAGGGCCTTTGCGTCTGGAAGGTGTCAACCATTATGGGATGGGTAAAAAGTTATTTGGAAGTGCTGCTAAAGAGATGAATCTGAGCGCTAATATCAGTAAACAATATCAGCCTTATCTGGGCGAGCGCCTGACTTATCATACAGAGCTGGTTCCTACCAATCCGCAGGGCGCCATCTGGAACGGTTCTACATGGGTGACTTACAGGTTCAGTGCATAAGCGGTTCAGAAAACGCTTGAGAAAGTTGGCTTAGGCGTCCGCTGGCCGCCTAAGCCAACCTCACTTTATTTAGTGATCATTACAAGGGGCATTTGCGGGTGCGCCTGATGATGACTGTCCTCATTCCTCTTGTGTCTACGGTTAGCACTGCTGTGAAGCAGCGCGGCATCGTTTTAATGGAAACGAAACATGTTAACTAGCCCCCATGCCCCCAGTGATTGGGGGTAAGCATCGTGGAATCTGGACGCCAAAGGCTGTAACTATCGGACGGTCGAAAGCAGCGTCGCAGAATGTCGTAATTGACCTGACCGCCAGCCAGCTTGATAGCAGGTTGATATACACAGGATCAAGCCACAGCTATATGGGAGTCGACGGCAAAATTCTCATATCAACTGCAAATAAATGGCCGCTTGAGTATGTGAATGGCGTAGTCGCAGGACGACATGAGCCAGAACCAGCGGCAACAAACTTGTTTGGCTCTATCATGCTGGAGAATATGACCAGCTTGCCTGGTTATAACGGATTTACAGAATATCGTGAGTCAGGTTCCGGAACGGTATTCCACCGAACGTAATTTCGGACGTCAGTCGTTCTGTCAGGAAATATTACTTACTCTCTGATACTCATGCACAGGGGGGCAATAATCTGGCGTTTCGTGCCGGCTTCTCAGGTAAGACATTTCAAAACATCGGAATCAACAACCGGCAGGTTGGTTATGTAGGAAGCGGCTACGTTTCTGCTTCAACAACAATCGTGTCGGATGAGACGTTTATATTCCGAGCTGCATTCCCGTACTTCGGAGCTAATAACGGGTTATTGACATCGCCCACATCCGTGACGGATGACTCTGTGCCGACTGGAATCACTGATACAGCGGTAGGGTTAATACTGCTTATCCACAAGTTGAAGCAGGCACACTGGCAACGTCACCGATTATCTCTGCCGCTGGTGTTCAGGGTAAGAGGGCAGCTTCTTCTGTAACAGTGCAGGCAACAAGCTTCTCTTCACTAGTTATTCATTTCAGCGACGGCACCACCATGACGCGTCAGATAACCGGCGATACCTTCACTCTGCCAGTTGCAACCAAGAACTGGGGCAAACGCTACATCCAATGGATTGATATGAGGAAATAATATGGCTACAGAATCAATAGCCCTGGCTGACGACAAGTACGTACAAATAACGAACGGCACCAATAATGCTTACATGTCTGTCGTCAGCTGGCCTGGTTACTCCGAGATATGTTGGGCAGACTCACCATCTAAGCCAGCACTGAATGCTCCAGCGCACGCTGAGACCGGCAAGATAGGATTCAGTGCGCCTCTGGTCATATGGGTTAAGGCGAAGCGAGGCAGCGCCCTGATATCCGTTACTCGCTGGAGTTCCTGATGCCATCAGCTATTCCCCGGGCATGCCGTAAGGGCGACGGCCCAAAGACAACAACCGATCGCTCAGGATACTGCAACGATCACCACAATGAAGGCTGGCAACAGCATCAGCGCGGCTACGGCAGTACGTGGGACATTATTCGCGCGCGTATCCTGAAGCGTGATCGGCACATCTGTCAGCAATGGCTGGCGAACGGCAGACCTGTACCAGCGTTCACTGTTGACCATATCAAACCTAAAGCACATGGCGGTACAGATGAAGACAGCAATCTGGTTGCGATTTGCTTCAAGTGCCATAAAGCCAAAACCGCGCGGGATCGATTAAACCGAAGTTAGTCCTAACAGGTGGAAGAATGGCTGAGTCAGTAAATGATTCAGGGCGCGCATATCGGTAAAAGTAGTCCACCCAGCAAGAGAGGAGTGAACGGTGAAGAATAAGAAAGTCCGGCTCGCCCATATCTATCGAGGCAAAGAGTTCATCGGGCATGGCATAGTAATTGATAGTGAGCTGTTGAGCCAACAACTGAGCTCCACCATCGATACAGATGCAGCAAGACGATCGGCAATCACCGCCGTCTTCAACCTGGATGCGGAGATGAACGAAAATTCGGTAAAAATCGATGTAAATGATATTAAATATCAATAATTTAGTTAAATGACAATCAATATTATTTTCAGGGGGGAGAACCAGGAAAAAGTTCAGAATTCTGAGCCTAAAGAACCGCCGCCTAATTTTTTTTCACGCCGCCGCGGGTTAGAAAATTTTTTTTGGGGTCCCCGAACCAGCAATTAATAGGCGTTTTCGATTATGCCAGGACCGCCGAAAAGCCCGACACATCTGGCTTTGGTGAAGGGGAACCCTCTACCAGCACTGTTAATGGGTTGTTGAGGGAAGGCTCAAAGCATATCGTGTCAGTAACAGGCCAAAATCACCGTATCTGTTTACACGTGAGGATTGTCTGGCAGCGCTGGCTGCCGTAGAAGACGTGCCACATTAAAATTCAATAAAAGCGTCCCGTGATCACAGGACTGTACCATCTGTACGCCGCCAGGATGATGTAAAGAAAGAACTCGCAGTACTACTCAAAATTAGAAGTAAAAGCAGAGCGAACAGTTAATCCACCAAAAGCAAAAATGGGTTCGCGATTTTGTTTGAGATTTCGATCCCTGAGTCATTACGGATACCGGCAATTGATAACTATCATGGAGAAGCAAAAGAACTTGCACCGAGTGTCGTATCTAGAGCGGAAGCGGGAAAGCGAAAGCTAGGCTAAGCGACGCACAAAAAAGCCCGCACAAGGCGGGCTAAAGGGGGTCGTTGAAGGAGCTTCCGCTTTTACTGCGAAAGTTAACCCAAGCGTAGTGTGCTTGTGTTTACGGAAATGTGACTAGCATCAAGCTAGCGGGAAATACAAATAGATAAGAGCTGCTTTAGGAAAAATGCCATCGCTCTAACTGCTCTGGCGGAACGGATGCACAGGGAAAGGCCGCCAAAAAGCCCGCCCGGTGGCGGGCTAGGGTAGGAAGGCATGAAAAAATCGGCGCGTACCTGGGTTAAATTACTCTGATTCCAAATCTGGCAACATGATTCTTTCAATCAATACCGGGGCCTTCTGGTCTCGTTCAGCAGAATATCTGAAGGCGTATTGGGGTAGCCAAGTTTCATTAAAGCGTTTTTTAAACGATGTGGGTAAGGCGAGCAAAGATGAAGTGCTTGAGAATGTTACCGTACCTGGAAAGGCGACGGTGGAAACCAGGCAACGCGGGACGAAAGTAAGCCAGGGATTTAACGCTTTTTTCGGTGGTTTTTGCCACTGTCTTACCATCATTTTACGACGCCAAAACGTAGGAAATAAAAAAGCAGCCTTAAGTGGCTGCTTTTTCAAAGTATTTTTTTAACAAGCGAGGATCTGAACCTCCACCCATTGATACTGCCATGGCAGTGACCCAAGCTGAAAAACGCGGGTGTCTTTCCCCAAAACGCAAAGTGACTTATTGAAAAATCTATAACAATAAGCGCACTTAAAACCGACACAATAATGGGGTTAAAGCCATCTTAAACCACTGATTTAAATGATTAACTATCGCATATCCTCCGTCTGCTTGTGAAACAGCTCGCGGAAGACCGGGTAGATATCTTCTGGCTCACGGATATGCTGAATGGCGAAGTTATCAAATGCCGCCTGTAGATGCTCATATTCACGCCACAGGGTCTGATGGGCGCGCCGGGTAATCTCGATATAGCTGTAGTAGCGCACCACCGGCAGGATGTTTTTCGCCAGAATTTCGTGACACAGCGGCGAATCGTCCGCCCAGTTATCGCCATCGGAGGCCTGCGCGGCGTAGATATTCCACTGCGTCGGGTCGTAGCGCTCTTTCACCACCTCATCCATCAGCTTCAGGGCGCTGGAGACAATGGTGCCGCCGGTCTCCTGCGAATAGAAGAACTCCTGTTCATCCACCTCTTTCGCCTGCGTATGGTGGCGGATATAGACCACCTCAACGTTTTTATAGGTCCGGCTCAGGAAGAGATAGAGCAGGATATAAAAACGCTTCGCCATATCCTTGGTCGCCTGGTCCATTGAGCCTGATACGTCCATCAGACAGAACATCACGGCCTGGCTGGACGGCTCCGGCCGTTTCTCAAAGTTTTTGTAGCGCAGATCGAAGGTATCGATAAAAGGCACGCGCTCAATGCGCGCACGCAGTTCGGCGATCTCCTTACGCAGCCGCTCTTCCTCCAGCAGCTGCACCGGCTCTGCTTTCTCCACCGTTTCCAGCGATGCCTCCAGCTCATGCAGCATGCGGCGCTTGCCGGCGGTCATGGCGGTACGCCGCGCCAGCGAGTTCTGCAGTGAGCGCACCACGCTGATATTGGCCGGCACGCCATTGGAAGTGAAACCGGCGCGATGCGTTTTATATTCGTTCATCTGCCGCTGCTGCGTTTTGCGCAGGTGCGGCAGCGCCAGATCTTCAAACAGCAGATCGAGATATTCATCTTTAGAGATCTGGAAGACAAATTCATCCTGTCCTTCACCATCCTGACTGGCGTTGCCCTGACCACTGCCGCCGCCGCCGCCGCCTCCCTGAGGCCGTTCAATACGATCGTTTTGCACAAAGTGATCATTGCCGGGATGAACGCGATGGCGCATGCCGCCGCGTCCCTGATGAAAAATGGGTTCGTTGATATCGTCTACCGGAATAGAAACTGACTCACCACTCTCAACGTCGGTCACCGAACGTTTATTAATGGCCTCGGAGATCGACTGTTTGATTTGCGACTTATAGCGGCGCAAAAAGCGCTGGCGGTTAACCGCGCTTTTGTTCTTGCCGTTGAGTCGCCGATCGATGAAATAGGCCAT